GGGGTGACGATCCGATCGCAGCGTGGCTTCTGGCTCGCCATTCCGACGGCGGCGGCCGGTGTGAAAGGCATCAGCGCCACCGGCGGCATGAAGCGGATCACGCCCGGAGGCTGGGAGCGGCGCACCGGGATGCGGCTGCGCTTCGTCTATCGGCGCGGTGGGCCGTCGCTGCTTGTTGCCGACAATGCGCGGCTTACCAAACGCGGCCTTGCGCGCGCCAATACCGGCCGCACGCGCAGCGGCGCCACATACACCCGGCTCGCAGGCCGCTCGACCGTGGTTGTCTTTCTGCTTGTGCCGCAGGTGACGCTCCAGAAGCGCTTCGATATCGCGAGCGTTGCCCAGCGATGGGCCGACCGCGTGCCGGGGGTCATCGCCAGTCGCTGGAGATCGACATGATTGATCGGCTGATCGCGATCGTCCTGACGGTTCTATCGTTCGTCTTCATTCTGTCCGTCACGGTGGGACTTGCCCCGTGAGCAGCAAGCGCGAGCAGGTGCTCGATGCGATCAAGGCGCTGCTGTCCTTGGCTCTGCCCAATGCCGACGTGAGGCGCAACCTGGCAAAGCCCGAGCGAATTCCGCCCGGTGGTCTCGTCGTCATTCGCGATGGCGATCCCGGCGAGCCTGAGGTGATGTTATCGCCGCTCGTCTACGTCTATAGCCATCGCATCCCGATCGAACTTGCCGCCTACGAGACGTCTTCGCAGTCGCCCGAGCAGGTGCTCGACGAAATGCTTGGCGCGATCGGCGTGGCGGTGTCCGGCGACCGCACGCTCAGCGGCTTGTGCGACTTCATCGAGACGCAGGCGCCTTCAACGGACGACGTCGAAACCGCGGGCGCACGCGCCGGCCGGTGGGCCGATGCCGCGATTGTCGCCGTCTACGGCACACCCGATCCACTGAACTGAACTCAATCACGATCAGGAGAATCCCATGGCACGCGCACGCGGCGCCAACGCCGTCATGGCTGCGGCATTCGAGACGACCTATGGCACGCCACCGGTCGCCGGCTACAAGAAGCTGCCGTTCGTCTCTTCGGCGCTTGGGGACGAGCAGAACCTGATCGCAAGCGATCTGCTCGGTTATGGCCGAGAGCCGCTGCCGCCGAGCCGCGACGTGGTCAACAACGAAGGCGATGTTGTCGTCCCGGTCGATCTACGCAACTTCGGCTACTGGCTGAAGCTTCTCCTTGGCGCCCCGACCACGGTCGACAACACCGGCGTCTTCACCCACACGTTCGTCTCCGGGGCCCTCACGCTACCGTCCATGGCGATCGAGGTCGGCATGCCGGAAGTCCCGAGCTACGGCATGAACTTCGGCGTCCGAGCCAATTCCATGAAAATCCAGCTGCAGCGCTCGGGTCTTCTCAACGCCACCATGAGCCTGATCGCGCAGGGCGAGACCAAGGCCGGATCATCCGGCGTGGGGACGCCGACCGAAGCGGTGATCGAGCGGTTCTCGCAGTTCATGGGCGAGATCAAGCGCAACGGCACGACTCTCGGCCAAATCGTCTCGGCCGAACTCACCTATTCCAACAATCTCGACAAGGTCGAGGTTATCCGCCCGGACGGTCGGATCGAGGATTCTGACCCGGCCATGGTCAGTGTCACCGGAACCGTGAACATTCGCTTCGCGGATACGGTCCTCCTTGACCAGGCGGTCGCCGGCACCGCGTGCGAACTGTCCTTCGGATGGGAGATCGACGAGGACAAGTCGCTCCTGTTCACCGTGCACGAGGTCTATCTGCCGAAGCCGAAGCAGCCGATCACCGGGCCGGGCGGCATTCAGGCGGCATTTGCCTTCCAGGCGGCCGAGGATCCGGCGCTGCAGAAGACGCTGACCGCGGCGCTCGTCAACGACGTGTCGGCTTACTAACCCCATCACTTCGAGAGGTTCCGATGCTCAAACTCGCGTTTGATCGCGAGCCGTTCTGGCTCGATATGGTGCCCGGCGTCCGCGTGCAGTTCCGACCGATTACGGTCGCCGCAATCCTGCTGGCGCGTACTGCCGCGGCTGACGTGCTTCGCGCCGGTGGCGAGGACGCGATGGTGAAGGCGGGCGTCGCCTTCACACGCTCGCTCGCACACTCGGGCATCGCCGCATGGGAAGGAATCGGAGACGCCGACGGAAAGCCAGTCGAGCCGAACAAAGAGAACATCGATGCGGCACTTGAAATTTGGTCGCTGTTCGATGCGATCGACCGTCTCTATGTCGGCCCGGCGCTGATCCAGGACGCGGAAAAAAACGTCTGATCGCCCTTGCCGAGTGGCACTTCGGCGGGGGCGAGGGCTATTGCGCCGCCTGTTCCTCGACCTGCGCGTCCTGTCCCTACATCGAACACGCGCCGCAGACTCCGGACGGCATCGCCGCTTGGGGCGTGCTCAAGCGCGCGGCCGGGCAGGTGCGCGCCGTTGTGGGCGGCGTCTACGCCCTCGATTTTGGGGCGGTGCTCATGCTCGCCGACGCGATGGGCGCGCTCAACACGATCCTGGTCGAAGTCCTCCCCGAGATCGAACCGATCATCATCCGCGCTTACGGCCGCGACTCTGAATGAGCACCACACAGGTCTCGATCCGCCTCGGCGTCGAGGGCAAGGCAGAGGTCAAGCGTGCCTTCGACGAGGTCGGCAAGGCCGGGCAGGATGCGTTCCGCGGCGTTGCCACGTCGATGGATGCTGCGGGCGCCGCGGCCGACCGCGAAACGCAACGCCTGCAACGGCTGGCCCAAGCCGCCAAGCAGGCCGCCGCAGCGGATCAGGCGCAGCGCGGCTTCAATACCGTGCTCGGGGTCGGCACTGGGCCGTCGAAGTCCGCCCGAGACTCGGCCGCATTATTCGAGGAAGCAGCGAAGGCCGCGGACGACCTTGCGGCTCGCACTGGGGCGCTACGCACACAGATCGATCCGCTTGGCGCCGCTCAGGCGAGACTCAACGCCGAGATCGCCGAAGCCAATGCGCTGTTCAGGGCGGGCGCGATCACCGCGACCGAGCAGGCTGTCGCGCACGCCCTAGCACAAGCCCGCTACGACGGCACCGCGAAAGCGCTCGGAGCGATCGGCGCCACCGGCAAGCTGACGTCCAATCAGCTCGTCAACCTCAGCTACCAGCTCAACGACGTGGTCGTCTCCCTCGCGAGCGGCCAGCGGCCCCTGATGGTGCTGATGCAGCAGGGGTCGCAGATCGCCCAGATCTTCGGCCCGGGTGCCGGCGTCAGCGGAATCCTGCGCGGCGTCTGGCAAGGCCTGACCAGCCTGATCTCGCCGACAGTCGCGGTGGTCGGCGGCATTGCGGCCCTCGGCGCCGCGGTCGGCTATTCCTATTACCGCTACATCGAGTCGCAGAAAGAGGTCGAGGTCGCGCTCGCCGGCACCGGCCGGGCGGCGGGCGTCACGGTTGGCCAGATCGAGCGCATCGCCGAGCAGTCCGCCTCCGCCCGCAACGTCTCGGTCGCCGCGGCGCGCGAGATGGAGGCCGCGTTCCTGCGCACCGGCAGGATCGCGGTCTCTCAGTTCGAAGGCCTGATCAAGGTCGTCAAGAACTACGCCGCGACCACCGGCACGGACGTCGCCACCGCCACCAAGGAGCTCGCGGGAGCCTTTGCCGATCCGATCCGGGGCGCAGATACTCTCAACGACAAGCTCAACTTCCTCGATGATCGGACGCGGCAATACGTCCGCACGCTCGCCGACCACAACAACCGCACCGATGCTCAGCGTGTTCTGCTGGATGCGCTGAAAGGCAGCTTGGTCAATGCGTCCGAGGCAACCACGGCGCTTGGCCGCGCCTGGGATTTCGTCGGACGGATGGCGTCGAACGCCTACGACGCGATGGGACGGGCGATCTCGCGGGCGCTCGACGGCGCGCCGATTGACCAGCGGCTGAAGGAGCTCCAGCAGGAGCGTGCGCGGCTCCAGGCGCTGATCGAGAATCCGCCGACCCGCTTCGCGGCCCAGGCCCGCAACTTCAATACCCGGATGCTGGCCGAGGTCGAGGCTGAGATCGCCAAGATCGAGACAAAGCTCGCCAACATCGAAGTCCGGGCAAAGGAAGCACGAGCCAACGAACTCTCGGTCCGCGCCGGGACCGTTGCCCGCGACCTCACGCCGGGGTTCGAAGAGCTACAGACGCTCAAGGCACGGCAGGCGCAACTTCGGTCCGCACTCGACGACCCCCTGATCCGCCAGAAGGTCGCCGATCTCAAGCAGGTCGAAACCGCCTACGACGCGGTCACGCGTGCGATCCGCACCTGGCTCGATCCCGCCGAGAAGGCCCGCCGCCTTGATGAACTGGAAATCCAGGCCCTTCAGGCCAAGACGCCCGCGCAAAAGGCGGCCATTGCAGAGGAGCGGCGGCGGCTCGAACTTGCCGGTCAAGCCATCCCTGTCGCCATTGCTGAAGCCGACATCACGCGCGCCGGCACCAAGGCACGCGCGGAAGCAACGCAGGCGCATATCGACCAGTCGCGCGTCGTCGAGGTCAACACCCGGGCAACCCTTGGCCTGGCGGATGCCTGGCTCAAGGGCGCAGCAGCAGCCCAGCAAGCGGAAGTGCGCCGCAAGGCGCTGACCGAGGCGGTGCAGAATGGCGTCGATGTCGAGGCCCGCGCGCGCGAACTCCTGCGCGAGCAGATCGCCGAGCAGGCCGCCCAGTCCGCGAAGTCTGCGACCGATCTCACCGCCGAGGCCGCCGCGCAGCGCCGGCTCAACGACGCGGTGGCTGCCGGCACGATCTCAAGCGAGCAGGCGCAACGGCTGATGCAGGTCGAGCAGGCGCTCCGGCCGCTGATCGTCGCCCAGTCGCTCGCCGAGGGCGACGCGAAGACAACGCTCGCACGCGTGATTGATGCTCTGCGCGGCGCCTACTCACGTCTGCATGGTGAGCAGGCGCGTGCTGCTGCGCTGCAAACGATCGAAGGCCAGAAGAATCAGATCGAGCTGCTGCAGAAGCAGATCGAGCTCGTCGGCACCAGCGAATCGCAACGGGCCATCATCATCGCGCAGCTGCAGGCCGAGCAGCAGCTGCGCCAGAAGGGCATCGAGCTTGCGAGTGCCGAGGGGCAGGCCATTCTCGCCAATGCCGGCTTCATTGAGCGTCTGAACCAGGAGCTCGCGCGCTCACAGGGCGCGATGCAGTCCCTGCAGAGCATGACCGACACGACCTTCAACCACTTCGCCAACCTGATCGCGCAGGGCAAGACCGACTGGAAGTCCTGGGCGGACGCGGGACGCGCAGCGCTCGCCGATATCCAAAAAGAAATCCTCAAGCTTGCGGTGCTCAATCCGCTCAAGAACTTCCTGTTCGGGACGAACCTCACGACGCTCAACAATGTCGGTGGCGTCCTCGGCGGCCTGTTCGGCTTCAAGTTCCACGAGGGCGGGGTCGTCGGCGCCGATGGCACGCCGCGCTGGGCGCCGGCGCAGGTCTTCCGCAATGCGCCGCGCCTGCATGACGGTGCATTCCTGTCGCCTGACGAAGTGCCGGCGATCCTCCAGCGCGGCGAGCGCGTGCTCAATCGCGCCGAGGCAGCTGCCTATCAGCGCGGCACGAAAGCGGCGCCAATCGTTCTCAACTTTGCGGTGACGACGCCCGATGCCGCCTCGTTCCGTCGGGCCCAAAGCCAGATCACCGCCGACATGGCAGCGGCGCTGCGACGCGCGGAGCGAAACCTTTGACCGGATTCCACGACGTGCGGTTTCCTGACGCCGTGGCGCGCGGTGCAACTGGCGGACCGGAGTTCTCGACCGACATCATCGCCGTCGCTTCGGGCTTCGAGCAGCGCAACGTCAACTGGTCGGCGGCGCGCGCCAAGTACGACATCTCGACCGGTATCCGCACCCGCGAGCAGATGGCCGAGGTGATCGCCTTCTTCCGCGCCCGGAAGGGGCGGGCCTATGGCTTCCGATTTCGGGACTGGAACGACTTTGAAGCGGAGGCCCAGCCACTCTCGGCGACTGCCGACCCGCTCGTATGGCAGCTGGCCAAGCAATACGCCTCCGGGCCCTCGGCCGATCAACGCACCATCACCAAGCCCGAGGCCGGTACAGTCGTTGTGCGCGTGAACGGCAACCCAGTCTCGGTGGATGTCGACCACCTGACCGGCATCGTCACGTTCGCCTCGGCGCCTGCCGCCCAGCCCTATGCCGATTTCCGGTTCGACGTGCCGGTGCGCTTCGACACCGATCACCTGCCGGTGGTGGCGGTCGCCTATCACATCCAGCAGGTCTCCTCGATCGCGCTCACCGAAATCCGATCCTGACCATGAAGAACGTGTCTGCCGCGCTCGCCGCCCACCTTGCCGGCGAGGTGACGACGCTTGCGACCTGCTGGCGCCTAGAACGCGCAGACGGCTGGGTCCGCGGCTTCACCGATCACGACCAGCCGCTCGTCATCGACGGTCTGACCTATGTGGCCGCAACCGGATTCCTGCCGAGCGCCATCAAGTCGGGCGCGGACCTCTCGGTCGACAACCTCGATGTGGATGGTTTTCTGGATGACGACGCGCTCAAGGCGGAAGACCTCACCGCCGGCCGGTTCGATGGCGCGAGGATCGACATCTTCTTGGTCAACTGGGCAGACCTGTCGCAAGGGCGCGTGCTCCTTCGCCGGGGCTGGCTTGGCGAAGTCAAGCGCGCTGACAATCGCTTCTCCGCAGAAATCCGCGGCATCGCAAATCGGCTGCAACAAGTTGCCGGCAAGCTCTACTCGCGGCTCTGCCGCACCGATCTCGGCAGCGACGAGTGCAAGGTCGTGCTCGGGCCGCTGACCGACGAGCTTGCGATTTCAGCGGTGTCGAGCGGCGATACCTTCACGGTGCCAACAGTCCGGGCCACAGGATTCTACACTTTCGGCGTCTGCACCTTCCTGACCGGTGCGAACGCGGGCGCAGCCACCGAGGTGCTGCAGCACAACGGCCAGTCGATCCAGCTGTTCACGCCCATGCCGCGGCCGATCGTTGCCGGTGACCAGGTCCGCTTGGTCGCCGGCTGCGACAAGACGCCGGAAACCTGTCACGCCCGCTTCGGGAACATCCTGAACTTCCGTGGCGAGCCGCACATCCCCGGCAATGACAAGGTCTTCTCTTATCCGATCAAAAGCTAATGTTCACCCGGGACGCAGTGATCGCCGAGGCGCGGAGCTGGCTCGGCACACCGTGGCATCATCAGGCGTCGCTCAAGGGCGTCGGCTGCGACTGCATCGGTTTCATCCGTGGCGTCGCGAAGCCGTTTGTCGGGGAAATCGCTATCCCGCTCGATTATCCGGAGACCTGGCATCTCTACCGCGCCGAGCCGCGCATGTATCTCGGCTTCAAGGCGCGTTGCGAGGAGATCGAACCAGCAGATGCCTTGATGGGCGACATCCTGCTGTTCGGCGCCGGCAAGGGACCGGCGCATCACTGCGCCTATGTCGCGGCTAGCGACGGCCTGATTCACTGCTATCGCGAAGCCGGCAAGGTGGTCGAGCACGGCTTCTCGCCCTGGTGGCGGGCAAAGCTTCGCCATGCCTTCCGTTTTCCTGGAATCACCGATGTGGCTAGCGCCGCATAAAATCGATCCAGGCCGACTGCAGCTCGTTCTCCGTAACGCCGAAGATGACTTCTCCGTTGTGAGGATGTCGGCGTGCATCGAAATGACGAAGCAAAGCCTGCTCCATGGCAAAGGCTTGACGCGCCGTATCCCAGAGCTGATTGAGCACGGGACTGTAAGAGATGCCGCCAAGCTGGGGCATTGAAGCCGTATTGAACTGTCGCGTTCGCTGCTTGTAGTCGAAAGCCCAGCCGATCTTGAATGCGATTGCGGATGCACCGTTCAGCCTCAACGCATAGGTGAACGCCGGTGCCCGGCGCACGTGCATGACGCCCCGACGTGTCGTGGAGGGTGGAGGGGCGGATCGCCGCCGCACGGCGTCCAGTCCGTCGATACGAGCTCGGGCTCTGACGGTCGGTGTGAGTAATGGCGCCTCCGTGCGCCGAAGAGCCAAGATGTGTTCTGCTTCCGTAAGCGTGAGTTCGACCAGCCCAAGAACGGCGTCCATGTTGAATGATCGATCCGAAATGTCCTCCAGGAGCGGCCTGTCGAGCAGCCGCCAAGCATTTCGGTTCAGGAGCCCATAGGGCCATTTGTAGTTCGCGGATTCGTCGAAGTGCTCCGGGCGTGTAGGGAGATCAAAGTCCAAGGACAATACCGGCTCTGTCGTCGGCTCCATCATACCAAGCAAGCGACCTCGTTCATCTTCGTCGGTGGGCGGGCCTTTGGTTCCGACCAGCACAACCAGGTCGCCGGGCCGCAGCGACCTTCGCGCCCGATCACGCCAGCCTTCGGTGCTGAATTGAAGTGGACCGACCGGCTCGGTGAAGCCCCACACCTTTGTCAGATAGACCGTCATCGCTCGTATCCCTGGACGTCATGAACATACTTTGCGCCGCGGGTAGCCCAAAGACCGATGGCTAAAATCGTTCTGACCGTTGGCGGCTATGTGCTCGGCAACCTGCTGCTGCCAGGTCTTGGCGGCGCGATCGGCGGGCTGGTCGGCGGCTATGTCGGCGGTATCGTCGACCAGCAGCTGTTTGGCGGCACCGCAAGCCAGACCGTCTACGGCGCGCGCATGCAGGACCTGCGCGTGCAGTCGTCGAGCTATGGCGCCGTCATCCCGCTGCTCTACGGCAAGGGCCGGATGGCCTCCAACGTCATCTGGATGCGCGGTTTCGACGAGGAGGTCCGCACCGAGACGCAGACGGTTGGCGGTGGTGGCAAGGGCGGCGGTGGTGGCGGTCAGACCGTCACCAACGTCAGTTACCACTATTACGCAGACGTTGCGGTGGGTCTTTGTGCCGGGCCGATCGCGGGCGTGAACCGCGTGTTCGCAGACGGGAATGCCTTCGAGGACGACAAGGTCGGCGATATGCGTGTCTATTTCGGCAACGAGACGCAGACGCCGGACCCGCTCATCCAGGCGGTCGAAGGCGCGGACCGCACGCCCGCCTATCGCGGCCTCGCCTACGTGATGATGGAGCGCCTCTACATTACGCCGTTCGGCAACCGCCTGCCGAACCTCACCTTCGAAGTCGAGACGTGAAGCGTGGCCCAGCTCGTCCTGACGCTGGCCGGCGGCGTGCTCGGCGGCGGCATCGCGGGCGGCCTCGGTCAATCGCTCGGCGCGCTGTTCGGCGCCTATGTCGGCGGTATCCTGGACAAGGAGCTGTTCGGACCACAGCAAGACCGGCGGACGGTCGAAGGCGCACGCCTCACCGAACTCAACCTATCGGGATCGGCCTATGGCCAAACTATCCCGGTCGTCTGGGGCCGCATGCGCGTGCCCGCCAATATCATCTGGGTCCGCGGCATTCGTGAAGTGGTCCGCACCGAGACCGAGACGGTTGGTGGTGGCGGCAAGGGCGGTGGCGGGGGTGGGACGCAGACCATCACACGCACGAGCTACCACTACTATGCCGATGTGGCGCTCGGCATCTGCGAGGCCCCGGTCACCTCGATCTATCGCATCTGGCTCGACAAGACCCCGCTCGATCCCGAACACGTCGATGAAATCCGCACCTATTATGGAGACGAGACGCAATCACCGGACCCGCTGATCCAGGCGGTCGAGGGCGCGGACCGGACTCCGGCATTCCGCGGCCTGGCCTACCTGGTCCTCGAAAACCTTTACCTCACGCCCTACGGCAACCGTTTTCCGAACTTCGAGATCGAGGTCTATCGCGGCTCGCGCGCGGACGTGGCCGACGCCCGCCACCTCGTTCGCAGCGTCTGCCTGATCCCTGCAAGCGGCGAATGGGCCTACGAGCCCAATGTGGTGCGCAGCCGGGTACGCAATTCCAACATCAACAGCAATGCCGGCCGCAAGGCGGCGGACTTCGCTGTCTCGATCGAGAACCTCAAGCGCGAGGTGCCGAACGTCGAGTGGGTTAGCGTCGTCTATGCGTGGTTCGGGACTTCGATCGACGTGGCGAGCTGCTCGATACGGCCCGAGGCCGAATATTCGATCTACCCGGACCGGCTGCCGGACACGACGCCGTACCTCTGGTCGGTGATGGGAGTCGGTCGGCCGGTCATCGGGGGATCAGGTGGATGGCCGCTGGTGTCCTCGTACATCAATCCTGATGGCTCTCCCGGCCTCTACTACGGTGGGACCATCAACGACGGGTCGGTGGTCCGGGCAATCCAGCATCTGCGCAGCCTTGGCTACAAGGTGATGCTGTACCCGTTCCTGATGATGGATATCCCGCCGCCTGATCCGTCGCCGTTTCCGTGGCGCGGCCGGATCGGCGGCACGGCGGCCGATGTGGCGGGCTTCTTCGAACGCAGCGACGGATATCTGCGCTTCATTCGGCACTGCATGTCGCTTTCCGAAGACGCCGGTGGCGTTGATGGGTTCGTCATCGGCTCCGAGATGGTCGCGCTCAATCGGATTCGTGACGGCGCCGGCAACTATCCTTCGGTGCCGTTCTGGCAGCAGATCGCCTCCGAAGCGAAGGCGGCGCTCGGTCCGGCCTGCATCGTCACCTATGCGGCCGACTGGTCGGAGTACCGCTACCATGACCGGGGTGGCGCGAACGTCGACTTCCCGCTTGATGCGGTCTGGGCGGACCCGAACATCGACGTGATCGGGATCGATGCGTATTTCCCGCTCACGGACGTGCCACGTGCCGTCTACGACAAGGCGGCGATCGGCGAAGGCTGGGCCTCCGGCGAGCTGATCGATTACTTCTACGCCACGCAGGCCGACCGCGACCTCGAGCGTCGCGGCCTCGACCCGCAGCATTCCCCGATCGATGATCCGTTCTGGGCCATCAAGAACATCCGGTACTGGTGGGAGAACGCGCACGTCCCGCGCGTTGCCGGCGTGCCGACCGCTTCTGCGACGGCTTGGGTGCCGCTCGGAAAGCCGATCTGGTTCACCGAGTACGGCTTCCCGACGGTGAACTGCGCCACCAACCAGCCCAACGTCTTCATCGACCCGAAATCGATCGAGAGCTTCGCACCCTATTACTCGAACCGCGCGGTCGACCGCGTGGTGCAGCGCGCCGCGATCGAAGCGACGGAGGAGTTCTGGGCGGAGCCAGCCAACAACCCGACCTCGCCAATCTACGACGGCCCGATGGTCGATCGCCGCTTTGTCTGGTGCTGGGACGCCCGGCCTTACCCGTTCTTCCCGGCGCTCACCAACGTCTGGTCGGACGGCGAGAACTTCCGGCTCGGCCACTGGATCGAAGGAAAAATCGGTAACATGCAGCTCGCCGAGATCGTCCGTGACCTGTGTCTGCGGGCCGGCCTGGCCGAGAGCGAGTTCGATGTGACGACGCTGGACGACGAGGTTGTCGGCTACGTCGTGACCGAGCGCAAGCCGGTGCGCGACATGATCGCTGTCCTGCAGACGGCGTACTTCTTTGATGCGGTGGAGCGCGACGGCGTGCTGGTGTTCGTCAAGCGCGGCGCCGGTGCGCCGATTACGCTTGATCCGAACGATCTCGGCGCCAGCGAGAACGACAGCGACCGCTCGCGCGTCAAGGTGGAGCGCACACAGGACACCGAACTGCCGATCGCGGTCGATGTGGTGCATATCGACGAAGGGCGCGACTACCAGTCCTCGACCATTACTGTCCGCAAGCAGGTCGGGCAGTCGGAAAGCGTCAACACGTTGAGCTTCCCGATCGTGCTCACCGTCGAGCAGGCTCAGGCTATAGGCCAGCGGGCGCTGCGCGAGATGTGGCAGGGCCGCGAGGCGGTCGATCTGCGGCTGCCGACGCGCGCGGTGCGGTACGACCCGACTGATATCGTGGAAGTGCCGATCGACGGCATCTGGCGCCGCATCCGACTGACTGCCGTCACCTACGGCAAGCCCGGCTTGGTGCTCCTGCGCGGCGTCGCGACCGACGGCGGCATCCCCGAGTTCTACACGGCGCCGACCGGCAGCGGCGTACTGCCGCCCTCGGTCCCCGAACCGGTGGCGCCGGTCCGCGTCGAACTCCTCGACATGCCGATCATGGTCGACAGCCACGAGGCCTCGGCGCCGAGCTTCTATGTGGCCGCCTGCCCGGTCGGCACTGGCCGCTTCCGCGGCGCAACGCTGTTCCAACCGACAGCGGACGCGCTCGACTATATCGTCGCAGCGGGTGTCGGACTGCCGTCCATCATGGGCGAGACTGTCACCGCGCTCGCGCCCGGTCCGGCGTGGCGCTGGGACCGCGTCAATACGGTAGAGGTCCAGCTCGACTATGGCTCGCTACAAAGCCTCGCCGACGAGCGGGTGCTCGCGGGCGGTAATGCCGCGCTCGTCGGCGACGAGGTCATTCAGTTCGCCAATGCCGAGCTTATCGCCGAGGGCCGCTATCGGTTGAGCCGGCTGTTGCGCGGCCAGCGCGGCACCGAGCACGAGGTCGCGGCGCATGCGACCGGCAGCCGGTTCATCCTGCTGGACCCGGCCCGCCAGCCGCGCCCCAACTTCTCGGTCTCGCGCATCGGCATCGAGATTGCCTGGCGCTATGCGCCGGTGCCGCAGGGACCGAGCGGTGATCTTTCCGGCGAGGTCGTGTTCACCAACATCGGCAACGGCCTACGACCGCTCGCGCCGGTGCACCTTGAGGCGGTCCGCAACCCGTCGTCCGGCGATGTCCAGCTGTCGTGGATCAGACGCACCCGCGTCGGCGGCGACTCCTGGCTCAACGAGGTGCCGCTCGGCGAAGAGACCGAAGAGTACGACGTTCTGATCGTGGACGGCGCAAATGTCGCCCGAACTATTCGCGTGACAAACCAGGGTGCGCTCTACACCGCCGCTCAGCAGACCGCCGACTTCGGCGCACCGCCGACTTCGCTCGCATGGCGCGTCGCGCAAATCTCGCGCGCCTACGGCCGCGGTGTTACCGCCGAGACCCTTTCCACCCTCTGAGGACCACCCATGCCGACACCCAATCTGGGCCTGCCGCAGCTCGCGGCGGACCAGGCGCAGAAACACGTCAGCGTCAACGAGGCGCTCTCCGACCTCGACGCGCTCGTCCAGCTCGCCGTGCTCGACCGTAGCCTCAGCGCCCCGCTCGGCCCGCCGGCGGAAGGCGCGCGCTACATCGTGGCGGGAAGCCCGACCGGCGCCTGGGCCGGCCATGCCAACCACATTGCCGCGTGGCTCGATGGCGCCTGGCGCTTCTTTGTTCCAAAGATTGGCTGGCTCGCCTGGGTTGTCGATGAGGCGGCGCTGCTCGCTTGGAACGGCTCAGCCTGGGCCGACGCGCTGTCGACTGTGTCCGCCATCCAGAACCTGGCGCTGCTGGGCATCCGCACCACTGCGGACGCGACCAACCGCCTGGCCGTGAAGTCCGACGGGGTGCTGCTCAGCCACGACGACGTAACCCCCGGCACCGGGCACATGCGGGTTGCGCTCAACAAGAGCGTGGCGGCGAGGGACGCGGGCTTCACGTTCCAGGACGCCTTCAGCACGCGCGCGCTGTTCGGGCTCCTCGCCGATGATGACTTCACCATCAAGGTCTCGCCCGACGGCTCGACCTTTTATCTCGCCGTTTCGATCGACAAGGACACCGGACACGTCGGCCTCGGTGGCGCGGCCGCGGACGCCAACAATGCTCTGATCGTCAAGGGCACTGCGTTCCTGTTCGACCGCGAGACCGACGACGTCCGCTTCACATTCAACAAGACGGCTGCCGGCGACGATGTCGCGCTTACCTTCCAGACCAACTATTCCGCCAGAGCCCTGTTCGGCCTCCTCGGCGACGACGATTTCACCGTTAAGGTCTCGCCGGACGGATCGAACTATTTCACCGGATTCGTGGTCGATCGGAACAGCGGCAGGCTCAAGCTGCCGCTCGCGCCGAAGTTCTCCGCCTATACCAACTTCGACAACTACATCGCCGCCAATACCTGGACCAAGGTCCAATTTAATAACGCCGACTCCAACGGCCAGAACGCCTTCAACGGCAGCAACAACAACTTCACAGCACCGTTTGCCGGCCTCTACGCGCTCGGCTTCTCGCTGCGCTTCAAGGCCAATGCAACGGTCCCGACCAAGGTGATCGCGACGTTCCACAAGAATGGCGCCGAGCTCGGACGCGGACGAGCAATCTCCGGCGCTCCGGTCGACGATGTCACCACCTACAATCTGACCGTCCTGACGCCACTGGTGGCCAACGACGTGATCGACGTGCGGGTCAATCTCGCGACCAACGACGGCTACATCGAGAGCGACCAGTCGCACTTCTGGGGCCACTACGTCCCCTGAGTCCTTCCCATCAACCACCACGCCAACAGCCGCCTCCGGGCGGCTTTCGCATTTTCTGGAGGTGCCAATGTCTGCTGCGAATTACGACGAGGCGCTGCGGCGCCTGCTCGCGCACGAGGGCGGCTACACTAACCATCCCTCCGATCCCGGCGGACCTACCAATTTCGGCATCACGCTTGCGGACTACCGCAAGTACATCAAGCCCGATGCCACGGCGGCTGACGTGCGTGCCATGTCGGTCGACCAAGCGAGAGCGATCTACCGCAAGCGCTACTGGGATGCGCAGCGCTGCGACGGACTGCCCGCCGGCGTCGACTACAGCGTCTTCGACTACGGCGTGAATTCGGGGATCGGCCGCAGCGGCAAGGTGCTGCGTCGTGTCGTCGGGCTTCCCGACACGACGCATGTAGTGACAGACGAGGTGCTGCGCGCCGTCGCCACGCGCCATCCGAAGGCGCTAGTGACCGCAATCAATGACGAGCGGCTGCGCTTCCTGAAAAGTCTCAAGACCTGGCCTGTGTTCGGCAAGGGCTGGGACCGCCGGGTCGCCGAGGTCAGGGCGTTCTCGCTCAAGCTCGCCGAGCACATGGTCGTCGCCACTTCGCCCGCGTCGCATCCCATCCCCACGGAGGCCACGCCGGCGAAGGGTGTCGTGCCGCTCCCGAAGGGCGTGCAGAAGGTCACGACCGCCACTCCCGTCGCCGCCGGCGGCGCCACGGCAAAGACCTTGCACGACTCTGGGTACGACCCCTGGACCATCCTCGCAGTCGCCGGCGGCTTTGTCCTGATCGCCGGGATCGGCTGGGTCGCCTTTTACTGGTGGCAACAGCGGAAGCAACACGCGCCCACTCCCGGCCTCTTGCCGGTGCCGGCGATTTGAGCGCGCGCCATGCGAAAGGTGCGTGCCTTCAATATCCGCGGCCTTGGACGGTTTCCGTCGAACGGCATGGTCAAGCTGACCACTCTGTTGAACGAAATTCCCGGCGTCAGTGCCACCATCGACGACCACGGCATCTTCGGGTTCGAGTACGTCGCAAATCTCACTGCGGCCTGCATCGCTGCTCACAAGTCAGGTCGGCTGATTGCCCTCAATGGTCACTCGTTCGGAGCCAACGCTGCGATCATGATCGCGGCGCGACTGGCCGAGAGAAACATCGAGGTCGATTACCTCGCCGCGATCGATCCGGGGGCGCAGTTCGCGCTCAGCGTCCCGCTCAACGTCAGGCGTATCTACAACCCCTATCAGAAGGTCGATCCTGTTGGCCGCGGCGTCGTGAAGCCAGCCGACGGCGAGAGCGAAGCGCATTGGAAGGCACGCACCACAATCGATCGCCGCGACCAACTGCATGTCCGCATCGATGAAGACCTCGTCATCCACCGCAACATCGTCGCCGCCATCGAGGCGCTGACAGCATAGGAGGAAAACGCATGTTCTGGTTCATCGCTGCGCTGATCGCCGGCTACGTGGCCGCGATCTTCACCTGGTCGAGCCTCCGGTCCTTGATCGTCCGCGTCGCGGCCAAGATCAAAGCGTTCACGGGGGGTTGAGCCATGTGGGAGCGCATCAAGGCGTGGTTCAAGCACTCGGTGACGATTCTGTGGGCACGGATCGTCGGTCTGGGCGGGCTCGTGTTCGCCGCGCTCGAAGCAATAGCGGGCCTCCTCGAGTTGCCAGGGATCAGAGAGAACATCCAGCTCCTGTTCGACCCCAAGTACGTGCCTTACTACATCATCGCGATTGCGCTCGTGACCGAACTCGCGCGCCGCCGCACGCTCAAGAGGGACGCGGGCTGATGTGGACGTGGCTCGCAAGTTTCCTGGGCGGCCCTGTCGTCAACGGCCTGATCGGCGCCTACAAGGCCAAACTCGAGGCTGCGAACACGCAGGACCGTATCGCGGCCGACCTGGCGGCAAAGGAAATCGAGGCTGAGATCGCTGCGCGGAAAGAGGCCTCCGCCATCGCTATCGCCGAGCAGGGTCGCTGGTACACGGCCATTATCCGGCCGCTGCTCGCTGTCCCCATCGTGATCTATCTCTGGAAGGTGATCGTCTGGGACAAGGTACTCGGACTCGGCAGCACTGACCCGATCACCGGCATGGTTGCCGATTGGGCTGGCATCATCGTCACCGCATACGTCGGCGGCAGGACCGTCGAAAAGGTCGCTCGCATCTTCAAGCGATGAAGCTACCCGGTTTCTGCTGAAGTCCAGTCGAAACTGCTCTGTATTGCCGACGAACGCCGACACTCCTCGGTGTTGGAGTTGCATCTATGACCAAGCTCGACGAAATCAGTCGTGTCATCGGCAACATTGAGGCCGAAGTCCGTGGCCTATCGGCCTCGGTAGCCGAGGTGCGGCAGTCCTCGGCCGAGCATCACCGGGAAACCCAGGAAAGACTTGAGGGCATCAGCGGGCGCGTCGCAAAGATCGAAGCGGATATGAAGCCGCTCGCCGATACCGTAGCGACCATGGAGCCGATCGTTGCCGGCTATGCCGTTACCCGCTGGAAAATCGCCGGCGCATTCGCTCTCGGCACCAGTATCATTGCGGCGCTCGGTTGGGTCGTTTCGCTATTCGCCGGCAAGATTGTCACTTGGGTGGTGTCATTGTTTCGGTAAGCCGGATCGTTGCTTTCAGCTATCGACGGGATAAATCAACGTTCCCGCGGGCCCACTCTTAGCTCCGCTCGTCATACGGGCGCGATCGATATGACCTGGTCCCAGAATGTGGAAGACAACTTCGCCTGCCAGCATCAGGTAGTCCGCGATGATCCGCCGATGGCATCGCCACCATACGGCTTCGGAACACATAATCGCGCATCGATATGCATGTCCCAATTCACGGAGTCTGCAAAGCCCACACCGAAAGTCTTCGCTCGTGGCGTAGTCCGCATAATTGTGAAAGCTCTGATTTTTCCAAAATGCGTTTAAGTCTGACGGCACGTCCCGCTTACGGCCCCGCAAGCCTCCGAGTGCGGCGATATGCTCGTATCCGATCGAGAATACAGATAGCGACGCAGGAAGTATATCGCGGTTGTATTGCGGGTTGGTGCGTGAGCGAGGGACGGTCCGCACGTCGACGACGAACACGACCTCCGCCTCTCGCAGCAAGTCCACGAAGCTGGCGAGTGGGCGCGTCGAATGTCCGATCGTAAAGAATGGGTTTGCCATAACCTCATAACGCGCGCGGACCGTTGTTGTGCTCGGCTTTTGAAGCTGATTCCTTGGTGCCGTGCTTTAGTGCTTCTCCGCAAAGCACGTTCAAACAAGCCATAACAGCACCGGCGAGAATTATCATACGCTTCAGCGTTCAGCCGACAGATTACCCAGAAGTTCCTCACGTTTACGTCATGGCAGTATGTCGCATTAGCCCGACACCATTGATCATCTTTTCGTTGCTGACGGCAACGATACAATGTGCTCATCATGCCATAGCAGCGGAAGAGCTGGGCCATATTACCTGCACCGGGTCCAACGAAACAATCCGTCAAATCCAACGCACATGCCGTGTGGCAAACGGTTGCGCAATCGGCGGATTCCTTGAGGCATATGACAGCGCTAACACTACCGGCTCGTACTCACATAAGTGCGCTCGGCTTTGTTGTTAGCCAGAGGAAGGCGTTTCAACTGACTTATTGCAGAGGATAGTGACTCATGTTTTTCGCAACCAGATAAACCGAACCTATCTTTAACTGCGTCCCGGCGACCGCCACCCGACAGCAGACGCAAGCCGTTCAACACGACCAGGACGGTGCCGCCCTCATGCCCGATGACTGCCAGCGGCAGCGGCAACTCAAAGAACAACCCGCCCGCGACAAGCACCATCATGATGCCGATTGCGAAGATCAGGTTCTGCCGGATGACCATGACCGAGCGACGCGCGAGACGGTGGGCGTCGGCGAGCTTTTCCATGTCTTCCGACAGCAGCGCCACGTCGGCGGCCTGAAGGGCGACCTCCGAGCCGGCCGCGCCCATCGCGATGCCGACGTCGGCACGGGCGAGAGCCGCAGCATCATTCACGCCGTCGCCGACGAAGGCGACCTTGCCGCGGCTTGCAAGCTCGCCGACGCGACGCACCTTGTCCTCCGGCAACAGCTCGGCATGGATCTCTTCCGGGGCGAACCCCAACTCCCGACCGACCCGCAACGCCACCGGCCTGCGATCCCCCGTCATCATGACGATCCGCCGCACGCCGCCGCCGCGCAGGGCGGCCAGCGCCGGAATAGAGCTGGCTCTCGGCTCGTCCGCCACGCAGACGGCGCCCAGCACGGTCGGGCCGCGCCCGAGATAGACGATGGTCTGTGCGTGGTGCGCGAGGGCCCTTAGCCCGCCATGATCGACGGAAGCCTTCATTTCCTCGACCAGGTAGGAATTGCCGGCCCATATCGGGCCGGAACCGTCGCGGCCGATGATGCCGGCGCCGGGGCGCGCCGTTACGTCGACGACCGCTGCGACGTCGAGGCCGCGCCGAACGATCTCCCTGCGGATCGCCGCAGCGATATGGTGCTCCGAATGCGCCTCTAGACCGCCCAACAGGGACAGGAAGCGGTTCTCGTCGCCGTCGAGCGCCACGATCTGCGTCACCGCCGCACGGCCGGTCGTCAGCGTTCCGGTCTTGTCGAATGCGAAGGTGTCGACGGCAGCCAACGTTTCGAGCGCGCCACCCCCCTTGAACAGAACGCCGCCGCGCGCGGCCGCGGAAAGCGCCGACAGTATCGCGGCAGGCACGGAGATCACGATGGCGCAGGGGCTGGCCGCGACGAGCATGGTTGCGGCCCGGTAGAGCGCCGTCTCCCAGTCATTCCCGAGCAGATAGAAAACGCCAAGCGTGACGACGGCACCCACGAGAACCGCCATCGTGTAGCGCTGCCCGAACCAGGCGCTGAACCGTTCAGACGGCGCCTTGGCGGCCTGCGCTTCCGTGACGAGCGCGATCATCCGCGCGACCGTGCTTTGCGCCAGGGTTCTTGTGATCCTCACCTCGAGGACGCCGTCGAGGTTCACCGTCGCTTCAAAGACTTGCTGATCCGGCTGCTTGCGGACGGGCATTGATTCGCCGGTGATCGTGGATTCGTCCAGTGAGCCTTGCCCGCTGACGATCATGCCATCCGCCGGAACCCGGGAACCAGGGCGAAGGATGACCAGATCGCCGATCGCAAGATCGGAAGCTGCGATCTCCTTGACGGTGCCGTCATTCGATTTGCGGAATGCCGTTTCCGGCCGCAGCGTCATCAAGGCTTTGACGGCGTTGCGCGCCCGCCCCATGGCCCGCTCCTCAAGCGTCGTGGATAGGCTGAAGAGAGTTAGCAATACAGCTCCCTCGACAGACGCGCCGACAATGGCGGCGGCAATTGCCGCGACGACCATCAGGAGATCGATATCGAGCACCTGATTGTTCCACAGGGATTTCCATGCCCGCCAGCCGGCCGGCACGCCGCCGGCAAGATAAGCGAGCAGCGTGCCTGCCCCGGTGACCTGCGGGGCGAATTGACCGTCGAGAAACCAAATCCCCGACAAAGCAAGCGCAAGGCCTACCACGGTTGCCGCGGTTAGGACGATCGATATGTTTGGTAAGTGCCGTGACAACGTACTCTCCAGCGCGCGATCGACGGCGGTCTTCAC